ACACTAATAAAAATAAAATTAATTTTCTCATATTGGGAAATCGCAGTTGTTAAATTCGCTAACTGTTGTTAAATTAAATGTTACCGTTACACCACTCAAATAATCTTCAAACTTTTCACTTATCGCCGTCCAACTTATTGAAGTATCTATACTGATTGTTTTATCTTGTCGCAAAGCCATTACAATATCGTTTGCCACTCCGTGCATATTGCCTACAACCTCTGTTTCAAATTCACTCTCAACTCCCGATTTATCAATAAACCAAAATTGTATTTGATAAATTAACTCGCGCCCTACGTTAAAATTTCCTGTATCCATTACATAAGACGCAACAGGTAACAAAGGCTGACTAACCCACCCGAGCCACTCCAAAGGGCTTGCAAATCTTGTTTCCTTTATCATTGGATGGCTTTGCAATAGCGCCTGTATTTTTGTTACTATTTGGTTGTAAGTCATTTTTCTTTTTTACTTTATCTAAAAATTCCTGTTTATAACCTTTACTCAAAATGTGTAAATTTTATCGGTATAAAAATGTAAATAATTCTCCAGCCATTGCAATATCGCCCGTAGGTAATACAATAACGTTCCCATTGATTTGAATATAACCGCTATTACTTGTTGGAGCGGTTGTTATTATTTTGCTTAATCCCGAACGTGTAGCAACTAAAACCGTGCGCCCGTATAAATCATTAACGTTAAATGTGGCTTCGTTTCCTACGGCTGTATAATATGCAATCTGTGGGATTGAGTAACTACTTGAACCATTAACCCAACGCGGTGTATTTGGTACGTAATCGCGCCCTAAATAGATTGGCGAAGTATAAGCCTGTGCCTCTGGGAATATAACGTCCAATCCGCTACCGTGATTTAAATACTCATAATACAAAGTATAATTTTCCTGTAAATATTTAATCATTCGCGTTAAATAAAATTCAGCCATTGATTTGTACTTTTGCTCTATCATTTCCATATCGCCACGCGAAGGCGTATTACTTTCTTCAGCGGTCTTTTGCAAAAATCCTTTACTAAATAATTGAAAGCCCATTATCATTGGTAGCAATGACATAGTAAACCAAACAAGCGCATCGGTAACATAATAATCCAACAAAGTTTTTTCGTCATTTGTTAAGTTATCAGCTACAACGCCATCTTGTAAACGTTGATATAATTTACTACCGAGCGCGGGTTGTATGTACATATCGCCCGCAACTTTAACCATTGGGAAAATTTGTTTTCCGTCAATGTTATTGCTCGCGCCCGTGCGGTCTTTAAAAAGTTGTTCGGTTATGAATAAAATATTTTTGCTCATTATTTTGCTACCATTAATTTTGATGACCAAATATGCCTACAAGATTCACGATGTTCGCCGTTGCTCATTGTATACCAACCACCGCGACGCTCCCAAACTGAATAGCCCAAACGAACGCTCAAAGTTTCAATATCCGAACGACTCCAAGATTTACCAGCGTTTGACATTTCGCGCATCTTAACACAAAATCTTCTACTATTTATTAAATCGCTATCATTAAATCCTGTACGCCAATCGTACTTATAACGTATAAATAATTTAGTTGTTTTTGCTTTACCCCCTAATTCGCTAACCGTTTTTAAAACATTATATTTAGGAGTTTCATTTACTTTTGATACTGCAACCTCAATTATTTTTTTTTTAATAAAATCGTTTAAAATTTCATTAACTAATTCTTTATCAATCTTTAAATTTTGGCTTATTACTTCGGGTGTTATGTTCTTATCCTTTGTAATCAAATCCAATACGCTCGCCTGTGTTTGCGTCAAATCCTCTTCAAAATTAATTCTATCAAAACCAACCTCGTTAAAATCGTATGTTCCGCAGTTTTCAAAATATTCAATCATTCGCTCATCTTCGCTCATTGAAAACTTTTGCACTTCGTCGTCGGTTAAAGGATTATCGTCTAAACCTAAAAAAACATTTACGTCTGCATCGGTAAAACCAAAACCATTTTTAAGCATTAACCCCGCCTGTTCTTTTGATAATTTGCCATTACCAAATTGACGAACAATTCGCATAACGTTTTGATATTGACGACCGCTTAAATTCTTTATAGAATCATTTGAGATAGGCAACTCAACCGCTTGTTGAACGGGTTGCTCTATAACTGCCGTTGCGCCGTCTGAAGTAACCTGTCCAACTTGTAAAGGCTCGCGCCCCATTAACTCCCTAATTTCGTTTTGCGTTAAATTAGCCACCATAATAGCTTCAGTAAACTCAAACTTTAACGGCTCTAACGGTACAATATTAAACTCCCCAACCTCGCCTTTCAAGTTTCTAAAATCTGTAAAAACTTGGTTGAATTCGTCTTGACGTTCCGCAACGTATGTATTATTAAATATTTCGTAAGCGTCGCGGATCTCAGTACGTCCGCCTAATTGCCCTTCGGTTTTTATACCAAATAATTGTGGCGAAGTAATTTGATGCGATGCAAATATTTCTTGTTGTATTAAGTTATTGATGTTTGTAAAATCCTCTTTAGTTAACATCGTCGTTCCAAGATTCTGGATATCAGCGCTATTCTCTTTGGACTTATTAAACATTATTACAACACGCTTTCCGCTATCGCCTGTAAATTTCTTTAATAAACCTTTTTCGACTTCGCCTTTATGCTCTTCATTAATTGGGTCTCCGTTGTTAAGATTTATAAGCGTTGAACCTACAAACCCCTGTTTTGCATTTCCTAAAATATGGCGCGATACTTCGATGTCGCTTTCTATCATATTCAACCCTTGAAAATACGACGGCAACGGATACACTTCGCTCGTTGGGTTGTATTCTCTTTTATAATATATTTGACTTCCTGTTGGATTCTGCGTGCTAAATTGTGGGTATTCGCGGGGCTTTTCTTTCCAATCTAACCAATCGTTTTTTATGTAAAAACAACTTAAATCTTTTGCAACCCTAACTTTACTAAAATCAATATGGTATACCTCGCTTATTTGCCCAATGCGATTCCAAATTACTTGCAAATAATAACCCCTAAAAAGTTCATCGTCCTTAACACATTTTTTTAAAATATCGTTCCAAGATTCGCCTCTACTATTTGCTTTGCCCTTATCCTCAAATCCACGACCAAAAATATAAGTAGCCTTCGATTTTACAATAGCCCCGTGCTTTGGCGATTCATTATAAAGCGAAAGTAAATACTCTGGATAGTTATTCATTTCGCCAAACTCAACATAACCTTTATTTTTCTTTTCAGTAAATACAGGTTGTAAAGCGCGGTCAAATTGTAAAACGATATGTTTGTATTGATTATCCATTGTATGTTACAAATGTGTTTGATTGTTCGTTATATTCTGTTGGTGAAAATGTTGTTGAAGGGTGCAAATAAGCATACCCATTCTCAACGTTATTTAAACCGCTTATATTCGTGTTTGTACTACTTGCTTGCTCATATACATTATAAGTCCATAGTCCTTCTTCAGCGCCATTAAAACGGCTATTAGTTACCAAAGAAAATTTATTGTATCGCAAAGTAGTTGAAGTATTTGTTGCCACAAATTTAACAACATCTTGCGTAATTCTATTCGTAAATACAAATAAAAAATAAGGATTAGTTAAAACGCAATTTTGCGAAGCATTAAAATAAATCGTCTGCGTTTGTCCTTTTGTTAAATGTATCATTTATGTCAGCTTAAACCTTACGTTTGAGATATAAAAAAACCCACCGAAACGCTCGGTAACGGTGGGCTAAAGTTTTCATAAGTTATTTATTAAGTACCTGGAGTTTCTAATGCTGATGCAACACCCGAAGAAACCACCAAAAAGTCGTCCGCTTCCTGTGATGAAAACGAAAGTTGATATCCGTTTCTATCGCCCAAAGCCGTACCGCTTCCGCCTTCCGCAGTATCTAAAAACAAACCAAATCCTGCGCCATACATTCTAAATGTACCGTCCATATCTTTTGTAACAATCGTTACTCTATTTTTCGCTAAAGTATTGATAATGTTTCTCGTTGTTGCACTACGTGAGTTTAAAGGGAACGATACCATATGTGTATAAAATATAGTTCCGTTTTCTGTTGATGCAGTTAAATTATTTGAAGCCATTGCCGTAGCTCTTGGCACTTCAAATTTATAAAACTTTTTACCTGTATCTTTGGTCATTGCTGTAACCGTTCCAGATGCTTGGGTAATACGTGTAACTCCAGACGCATCGTATAGCGCTGAATTTTCAATTAAATAAATGGCGTCTATTCCGCCGATAGAATCTCTACAATCTATGGCATAACCCGCCGAAATTTCACAAGGAGGCATAATTTTAAGTTTTAAAAAAAATGGTGGTGTTTATTTCACCACCATTTTCGTAAAGAATATTGTTATTAGATAGCTGATTTAAACTTCACACATTCGTTTGTGAATGCTACGTTTACACCAACTTTGAAAGATACTTTTGTTCTTACTTCGTCGTTATCTTCGCTATACCAAACGCGGTAATTGCCTTCTTCATTTTCCAAATCAACTGCCAAAGCAATGTTAGAAACTGAAATCGCGTAAGCGTCGCCGGTTGTATTCAAACCATTTACCGGCATAACCTCGATGTTAGTTCCTGGCAATATAAACGATTGTGCGTTTACATCTTGTGGATTGTAGCTAAACAAATTAAGCGCTCTGTAAGCCATTATTAATAAACGATACCAATCGTAACCAACGAATATTTTAACATCTCCTTTAGCCATAACCTCTGCAGGAATAGCCTTATAAATTCCTTCGGTAGCTGCTACAACATTTGATTGAGTAATTGTTGAAATAGTTGCAACACCTGTATAACCTGAAACGTTTGCATCAACTGGAGAACCAGCGTCAATTTGCTTAATTAAACCGTCAAACTTATTTAAGTTCGCACCGCCCGACCCTGTAATATCTCCTTGCCAAATTGATGTTTCAATTTGAGCCGCTATACGTGCGTTTTTCTTTGCTAAATACGCCTCTAAAAATTGAGCGTTTCCAAAATCTGTGTAAGTGCTACCCGCTTTCAAAGCCTCTTGAGTAAAGTATGCCTCGAAGTTCTTTGGACAAATTGTTTCACTTACTTGTATTTTACCAACAGTAACAGTTCTTTGTGTAAAAGATGTTGTTCCGCTTGGAGAATATCCGCATCCGTCCGCTTGGAATACAGCGTCAGTATCCATTAAAGGAATTGCAACCGCTGATTTTGCTTTAGGGATAACGATACCGCCATCCATAATCATTTGTTGCGTTTTTGCGCCGATAACCGCGCTCGTTAATAGTGGCTCAACAAGTTGTTTTGTATATGCTGATAATGTGCCTAATGATAATGCCATTTTATTTTAATTT